CTGCAGGCCACGACGAATCACCTCGAGCTGCAGCGGGCAGATGTGCCGCTCGTCGTCGTTGGCGCGGGCGCTGCGGTATTGCAGCGTGTCTGATGGGTTGATGTCCATCCAGACCGGGCTGGCGTAGCGCTGCCAGATGTTGATGCTGTCCTTGATGGCGTCGCCTGTCTTGGCTGGTGGGTGCTCACCAGCAAACTCAGTGAACGGTCCTGCGCATGGCTCAGGATTGTCGCCCAGCTTGCGCACCGTGACCAAATAGTCAGGGATGCCCTGGCGGCTCAAGGCTGAGTCCTTGCGGATCTGTTTGTGCAACAGGCCGATCGCTTTGGTGCGCTGCATGGCGGTGACGGGATCCTTCCAGATGCAGACCTCTGAATGGAAGACAAAGCCAGCGGCTTGAAAGATGCGCAGCATGTCGCCGCGGAAGTCCTTCACACCGATGAAGCCGTCGCGCTCTTTGCTGCTGGGCAGATTCATGCAGTGGAAGCTGATCAACCGGCCAGGCATCAGCACGCGATGCAGCTCCTTGGCCAGGTAGACGAAGTGATCGAAGAACTCCTGGTCGTTGCGGCTGTTGCCCATGTCGCGGTCGCTGTTGGAGTAGGTGTACAGCGACGCAAACGGCGGGCTGAAGATGCTGTAGTGGATGCTGTCTGAGTCGAGCTGCTTGATGCTCTCAACGCAGTCGCCCATGTACATGTCCCAGTTGTCGCCGGACTGACGCTCGGTGATGTGCGGCGCAACCTGGCGCTGGATCTTCTTGAGTTGTTCCATGGTGGTTTGCTTCATGATGGTGACCATTGACTCAGCCATTGCGATGCTGTCCGCTTCCTTCCGGCGGATGTTCTCGATCACGCGGCCCTCGGCCACGTCGTAGATGATGTGCGCGTTAACCGGGTGCTGCTGCCCGAATCGCCAGCACCGGCGGATCGCTTGATAGAACGCCTCGTAGCTATGGGACAGGCCAACAAATGCGACGTTGTGGCAGCCCTGGAAGTTGAGGCCGAAGCCGAAGATGCTGGGCTTGCTGACCAGCACCCGGATCTTGCCATCCTGAAAGTCGATCGCGGCATGCTGCTTGTGATCGTCGCTGTCGCTGCCTGACACCTCAACCGCGCCATTGATCGCAGCAGTGAGCGCTTTGGACTCATCGTTGAGATCACACCAGATCAGCCATTGCTCGGTGCTGTTGTTGGCCAGCTCAGCGGCTGCATCGACGCGCATCTGCAGTGATGCCTTGCGGACGTGCCGCTGATCGCTGAGGGTGCGGGCTTCCATGGCGAACAGCGCCATCTGGCCGGCATCGTCGGCCATGGCCTCGCGTGGTGTCTCGACGGTGCAGTCATTGATCTGCAAGTCAGGCAGGATGAAGCTGCCGTCGTCGTAGCCCAGATCTGACGGCTTGCGGATCGTGACTGCCCAGCTGCAGACCCACTCCCAGAACTTGGACTGTGCGTGCCCCTTAAGCCTCCACTTGCTGGTGTCGCCGCCATCGTGGACGAAGAACATGGCCAGCATCTCGGTCCTGGTCATCACACCGATGAACTCGGCATGGTTGCCCAGCTCCATGTGATCGTTGGGCGCTGGCGTGGCCGAGCAGGCCAGCCGGAATGGCGTCTGCGCGAATGACTCGATGATCTGGTTGCGGATCTTGCCGGTGTACGCCTTGAGGATGCTGCTCTCGTCGAGCACCACGCCAGCGAAGCCGCTCGGGTCGAAGTGGCTGAGCTTTTCGTAGTTGGTGATCGTGATGCCGCGTTGCACGTCGGCCTGGGTCGCAGCAAACGCGCACGGGATGCCGAACTTGCTGCCCTCGCGGACGGTCTGGTGCGCCACAGCTAATGGCGCCAGCACCAGCACGTTTCCGCCGGTGTGCTGATGCACCTGATGCGCCCACTCGAGTTGCATGGCGGTTTTGCCCATGCCGCAGTCGGCCCAGATGCAGAACCTGCCAACGCGGCAGGCCATGGTGACGATGTCTCGCTGAAATGGGAACAGCGGCGCGGTGAACTGCTGCGGATCAAAACCGACTGCAGGGCATGCGGTGGACTTGGAAGCTAAGAAGTCGGAGTAGGTCATGGCTCGCGGCAACGTTGCGAACCTAGCAGCATCTGGCCACAAGTGCTAGCATCCGAGAGCAACCCGCCATGCCCCATGGATAACGCCGACTATCACCGCCATTCGGCGGTCTCAAAAAGCCACCTCGACCTAGTGGCGCGCAGCCCGCTGCACTATTGGGCGCGCTATGTGGACCCGAACCGGGTCGAGTCTGAGCCGACAGCAGCCATGTTGCTGGGCACCGCGGTTCACACTCACATCCTTGAACCCGACGAATGGACCGCGCGTTACATCGCAGGCCCTGAGGCGCTCGACCGGCGCACCAAGGCCGGCAAGGAAGCATGGGCAGCTTTTGAGGCCGATGCTGCAGGCCGCACGGTGATCAGCCGCAACGATGCCGACCTGGTGCTGGCCATGGGCCGCGCCGTGCGGAACCACCCAGCGGCAGCGATGCTGCTGAAGCTGCCGGGCAAGGCCGAGACCACGCACATGTGGATCGATGAAGCCACCGGCCTTCAGTGCAAATGCCGACCGGACTGGCTGACCACTGACGGCAGCCTGATTGTGGACCTGAAGACCACCGAGGATGCCAGCCCAGGGTTCCGCAAGTCGATCGCCAATTTCAGGTACCACGTCCAAGCGGCCTGGTATCTGGACGGAGTGGAACACGCCACCGGCCGCCGGCCAGAACAGTTCCTGTTCGTCTGCGTCGAGAAGCGCGCCCCGTACGCCTGCGCCGTCTACGCCGCTGACGCGGAGATGATCGACGCCGGTGCCAAGCAAGCGCGGTTGGACCTTGACACGCTGGCCGTCTGCAAGGCCGCCGACGCGTGGCCGGGATACAGCGACCAGATCGAGCCCATCAGCCTGCCTGCATGGATGCGGCCCAAGGCTGACGGCACCATGCCCACCATCACCGAAATCGAGACCTACTGATGACTGACCAATCCACCGCACTGACGACCACCCAGCCCGGCGTGTTCTCCGGGATCCAGGCGTTCGAGGAGGCCCAGCGGATTGCCAAGGCGCTGGCCAGCAGCACGCTCATCCCCCAGCAGTTCCAGGGTCAGGCTGGCTATGCCAACTGCCTGGTGGCGCTGAACATCAGCCGCCGGATGGGCATGGATCCGCTGATGGTGATGCAAAACCTGCACATCATCCACGGCCGCCCCAGCTGGTCCAGCCAGTTCATCATCGGTCTGATCAACGGCTGCGGCCGCTTCAGCCCGCTGCGGTACGACATCACCGGCAAGGGTGACACGCTGGCCTGTACCGCGGTGGCGACCGAGATCCGCACCGGGGAAGTGCTGCGAGGCCCTGAGGTGACGATGGCCATGGCCAAGCGTGAAGGCTGGGCAACCAAGGCCGGCAGCAAGTGGGCAACGATGCCCGATCTGATGATCAGGTATCGGGCCGCGGCCTTCTGGGGGCGCCTGTACATCCCCGAGCTGCTGGTCGGCATCCAGACTCAGGAGGAAGTGATCGACGTGGAGCCGGTGGACATCACCGAGGCGCCAAAGACCACCGTGCAAGAGTTGAACGCCAAGATTGCATCCGAGCATGAGCCGGTGGAGGTAATCAGCGATGAACTCTTCTGATTACCTGACCGCCACCCAGTTGGCTGAGCGTTGGGGGTTGCACCCTGACACGCTGATGCGATGGCGTAAGGCGGGCAAAGGTCCGCCGTATTTCAAGACCCCTGGTTTCGTGCTCTATCCATTGGCCGAGGTGGAGCAATACGAAAAGGCCAACACCATTACCCACGATCAATCATGACCTTCAGCGTGAACGGTGCCCTGTTCAAACAATCCGCAGCCGACTGGCAGAAGCGGATGGGTGAGAAGTATGAAGCCGGGAAGAACTACCCGGAGTTCGACGGCGTGCTGAACGTGCCGGCAGACCAGGCGTATGCGCTGGCGCAGTACCTGATGAACGCGGCGCCACAAGGTGATCGGCAAGAGATCCCGGTGCGGCTCAGCGGCTGGGCAAAGACGGCCAACAGCGGGGTCAAATATCTGAGCATCGTCGCCAAGCCGGACTACAAGGTCCAGAAGGCGATTGAGGACGCGCAGGCAACCGCCGGGGTGGTGGCCAACAACACCGACGCCGATCTGTTCTGATCGCAAGAGCACTGGCGGAGGGATCCTCCGCCATTCATCACCGACCTATCAGCCCATGCAATGCAAGCGATGCCAGAGCACCAAGACCCGGACGCCATCCATCAACAGCCGAAGCGCCACCCAGACGGTGCGGAAGCGGGTCTGCCAAGACTGCGGCAACACCTGGTTCAGCGTTGAGATCGTCGTGCCGGACTTTGCGGTGGGGTGGTCAGCGATCGGGGGAGGTGGCAGCAAGCCGGTCTTGCGCGTGCCGATTGATGTGACGCTGCAGCATGTCGAAGAGGTCGATCGGACGGCACTGTGCAGAGCGACGGTGCAGGTCCGCCAAGCACGCCGCGATCTGACTGTTACGGAATGCGACTCACCTGCTAACTGATGCGCTGCCGGTGGGGTATTGTTAGCTCACGGCCCCAAGGCCGCTCGCCACTCCACCCATGATCACCACCACCCTTCTCCTCTGGAAGCTGTTCCTACCGCTTCTGGTCCTGGTCGCCATCATCGACTGGCTTACCGCTTCCACAGATCGCCGCGCTCGGCTGCTGCGCCGCACCGGCCTCAGCCAGCAGCAGATCGCCGATCGCCTCAACGTCACCCGTTACCAAGTCCGCAAAGCACTGGCATGAGCAACCTCTCCGCACCTTGGATCATGCGCACCGCCGCGTTGGCGCTGCTGATCTGTTCCTACTGCGCCGGAGTCCGCGACGGCCGCACGCACCAGTATCAGATTGATCATCCCACCACCCACCAACGATGATGCTCATCACCGATCGCCGCTTCCACTTCCGCATCCCCAGCTGCAACGTCTACGAATGCGTCTTTGCATCATCAGCTGCTGAGGCTCGCATCATCGTGCAGCACGAGTATTGCGGGAACGCCAATGAGATCGAATGGCTCACACCAATGGAAGATGAACAATGAGCATGGGGAACGTTGTGCTGAGTTGGGATGAAGTCCAGACAACGCCCAGCGGTGAAGGCATCACCCGCGCCGTCGCCGGCAACCCAACCAAGGCGTACCGGCTGCTGGTGCGCGCGCCATACGCTTCACCGATGCGGATGATCCTGTTCGCTGAAGGTGAAAAGGAGGCGGTGATGTATGCGCAAAACCGCTGGCCTGATGCCGTCGTGAAGCTGATCGAATGCCTGAACTGATGACAGCGGCCAGCCTGTATCAGTTTGGCCGCTGCTATGAACGCGAGCGCATCTGCAACATCCTGCGCGCTCGCATGGACCAGCTTCCGCCAGACTGCACGGCATGGCAGGAAGCCAACAACCTTTTCACGATCCTCAACACCGATGGCACTGAATCAGATCCAGCTTGACCAGCGCCGCGCCGACATGATGATGGCGCTCTACCGCAACAGCGGCCGCACCTGCGGCACTTACACCGGCCTCTTCGCTGAGTTCTCCAAGGACGTGGCACGCAACCTGCGCGACATGGACTGGAGCGACATCAAGGCCGCCTGCGTCGAGGCGATCGGTGGCACTGACTCGCACCTGGCGGAGCATCACGCGGAAGCCTGCATCCGCACCATCCGCGCTGAGCTGGTGAAGGGGTGGGAATGACTGCGCCATTTATCCGCATCACCGATACCCATGGCTGGATTGGCCGCGTTGCCTGGTGGAACACTCTGGACAGCACATCACTGCCAATGGCGGTGCCTTGCGAAATACCAGCGTTTCGCATCTGGGGCAAGGGTCCATTCCTGACGCCGGGATGGGGACCACGGGGGCACATCAATGACTGAGTACAAAGCAACGCCTGAGCATTGGGGCTCTATATACGAGGACGCCTTCCACTGTGACGCCCAAAGCGCTTGCATCCTCGAACTCCGCGCCAGGGTCGAGGCGCTGGAGGCTAGGCATCGCCCCGCTTCAAAGGTCTACGAGATCAGCAAGCCGCTCCAACTGACGCCGGAGCAAGCGCAGCAGGTCAATGATCTGCTGGCACCAAACTCCAAGCCAACTCCTAATCCAAGCCAAACTGCCACCGCCCTGGCCCAGCCCGAGCCGCAGGGGCATGGGCCGACGGATGAGGAGCTGGACGAGCTGTGGGCCGACATCGACGGAGGTGGCGCGATCTGGGCATGGCAGCCCTACGCCCGCGCCGTCTTAGCCCGATGGGGCCGCCCTGCTAAGCCTGAGCCGCAGGGGCCTACGGATGAGGAGCTACATCAGCTCTGGCTTGAGCTGAATGAATTTCACGAAGGCCCTACCAGTGGAGAAGTGGCGGAGATTGCCCACACTGCCCTCGCCCGATGGAGCCGCCCTGCCATCGAGCCGGTGCCGCTGAGTGAGCGGCCCTGGGAGCGCGAGGGATGGTGTGATCCGATAGGAAAGTGCTGGTGGTGGAATCCTGCAACAACCACCCTGGGAACTCCCTGGTGGAGCTACTCACCGTGGGAGTGGGTGGAAGATGCCGCCTATTCGCTCCCCCACTGGGCGCTGCCGGTGCCTAAGTCGGAGGTTCACGATGGCTAACTTCAGCTCCTGCGTCGCTGGCGTGCGCCTGTCTGCACGCGATCGAGCGACTGCCTTGAGGCTTGGCAACGGCAACATCAGCCAAGGCGTGCGCTATGCACTGCGGTTTGCTGCTGATGAACGCGCCAGTGTTGCGCCGTTATCCGAGATCCTGCGGTCTGCCGCGAGGATGGCCGAGTCCCTTGAACTGAGAAGCAAGGCATGACCACCACCTTCATCCACTGCACGCCCAACGCTGAACAGCTGATTGTCAAGATGGCCAGGGTGAGCAACCCAGCCAACGCCGACAACACCGCGACAGCGCCCAAGCTGCTGCGTTACCTGATCACCCACAAGCACTGGTCACCGTTTGAGATGGCCAGCCTGTGCATCAAGATCGAGACCGAGCGTGACATTGCGGCGCAGATTCTCCGGCACCGGTCGTTCAGCTTCCAAGAGTTCAGCACCAGGTATGCCGAGACCATGCGGGCCGAGGTCCCGGCACTGCGCCGGCAGGACACCACCAACCGCCAGAACAGCATCGACGATCTTGACCCTGAGGTTGCCGAGGCCCTCCAGATGGATGCCGGTGGTGTGATCGCCGCGGCCTTCCTGACGTATCAGAACATGCTGTTGCAGGGTGTGGCCAAGGAGACGGCGCGCCGGATCCTGCCGCTTTGCACGCCGACGACGCTGTACATGCACGGGACGCTCCGCAGCTGGCTGCACTACATCGAGGTTCGCACCGGGCCTGAGACTCAACTGGAGCACCGGCTGATCGCTGAAGGCTGCCGGGCGATCTTTACCGAACAATTCCCCACCATTGCCGAGGCTGCTTTCCATGATTGATCCAGTCAACCACCCGGAGCACTACATCCAGGGCGGCATCGAATGCATCGACGCCATCGAGGCGGCGCTGACGCCTGAGGAGTTCCGAGGGTTCTGCAAAGGCAACGCGCTGAAGTACATCTGGCGCGAACGCCACAAGGGTGGCGAGG